CTTGAATACAGGTTGGGGTGGAAACCCCTCTTGTATGAATTGCAAGGCATCGGTGATGCGTATACTAAAGTGTACAACGCCTCAAAACCTGCACGAGCAGTAGCCCGTGGTGGTGAAGAAATAACCTATAAAGGTGAAGAGCTTCACACCATCGTCCCCAGTGGGGTCTGTTTAATGCAGATCCGAAGGAACTCCGTCCACAAGACGAAGGTTTCATCCGGTGTGCTCTACGAGGTCTTTGAGACCAAGAATGAGCAGCTCAATCGCATGCTAGGTCTTGACCTAGGTGCGGTGCCAGCAGCACTGTGGGAAATTGTTCCTTTCTCGTTTGTCGTTGATCGCTTTCTAAGCGTGGGGTCTTGGCTTGAAGCCGCTGTCCCACGTCCTGGTCTGCGTGTTTTAGGTAATTGGACAACTACCGTTGATGGTCAAATCGATGACTATACTTGCATCGATGCCTACACGGGATTTGATCTTGATCACCTAACTCATCAGTCCGGCGGCTCGTGTACTGTCGAAAGACGGAACATGGATCGCGTTTGCAATCTCGACTTTCCCCTCCCACCCATCCCAATGAGCAATCCTCGGGATGTTACCTTCAACCAAACCGTCGACCACTTAGCTTTGCTAATGCAAGCCTTCAGTGGCGTCGGATTCACTCGAAAGTGAAATATGGGCCTGAAAGACATGTCCATCCTCACTGGGGCCACAGTTAGTGCCTCCAGTGGTTCTGCCAAAGTCTTCGCGGACGATGGCGTTACGGTACCTAACGGGGTCCACCTCGTTGTGCCCGCTACGGCTGATTTCCGGGTGCGCGAAAGCGCTACCTTCCGATATCGCCCTCCGACCTTGCTCTCAACGGGCCAGTACTCTCGGGACAAGAAGACGGCTTCACTGACCGTCCCAATGCTCCTTGATGATGGCACCTATGTGAACAACGTCATCCGGATTGAACGCGAAGTTCATCCGGAACTGGCCGCTGCAGATGCGGTGGATCTGAACAAACTGGCAGCTCAGCTGCTGTTTGATTCCGATACCGCCAACTTCTGGAGCGCTGGTTCGCTTACCTAACGGAAGTTAGATATGCTTACCAGGGGGGACCTCCCGGTCCTCTTGCGTAGCGTGGGCCGTGGGATAAAATCCACGGTTCAATTGGTGCGGTCTCTAAAGATCGTACTATTCTATACCCGTAAGACCATTCGGAGTATAAAATGGATCGTAACGACCATTCGATCGATGATCTAGCTTGGTCACTTGCTAGGTCTCTCCTCGAGGACTTCGAGCCCTTCGTCGACAGCGACTTCTATACGCGTATGCTTTGGGTAATCTCAAAGCGCAATATAGAACAACTCCGACGTATGGAATTCTCCCTCACTCCGTCAAGGCCGGTCTTAGAAACTAAGATTCGGTACCAACTTCTTAATTTATTTAAGAAGTACACTTTTTCGAAAGACGTCTACACTGAGATTCAGGTTCTTGAGGACTCCAAAAAGAAATTTTTGGATAATCAAGCTCGAATCAATTCCCTTAAAGTTCAAGAGGACTCGACCTTAAAGTCGATACTCTTTTCCGCGAGGGGCTATGTAGAAGACATTCTTGGTGATTTTTCCAAGTTTGACGTCTTAGAGAGAGCACGGTTTGGCAAGAAGTCATCCGTCGGGATTCCCATGCGCAAAGCCTGTGAAGGCGAGCGCTATGAGGCCCCAATAACGGGTTCAGATGATCACATACAGTGGTTCGACAAGCTTTACGCTTGTTGGAATAGACCAGCGTATAACTACGCCGTCGAAAGAGCAGTGAACCGTAAGGTTCCACTCACACTGCCTGTAGACATCCTCGAGGCCGTTCTTGTCAACAAGACCTGGAAATCTAAGAGGTTGATTATGCCTAATACAACTCTGGGTACTCTGTACTCAGGGGGCTTAGGCCGTCTCCTCGAAGATAAATTGCGCGCATATGGTTACGACATTAGATCGCTTCAAGCGACTCATGGAGAACTTGCGCGGTTCGGCTCCATCACGGGTTCTCTCGTGACGGCTGACCAATCGCTTGCATCAGACAATATAACCGTCTGGCTTGTCGATCGGATCTGTCCCGCACCATGGGCTTCTGCCCTGAAGTTCGGACGGATACGGAAAGTATCTTTCTATGGTTCCATTATCGAAACGGAAACGTTTTCGACGATGGGTATAGGATTTACCTTCCCTCTCCAGACTCTTGTTTTCCTGTCGTTACTGCTTGCAATCCGAGATCATGTTGGACTTAACGAGTCTAGCGTGATTTCTGTTTACGGCGACGATCTTATCTACACCGTCGAGATGCATAGCCTTGTGCTAGACATTTTTGATAGGTTAGGTTTGAAGATCAACGTTGACAAAACGTTTGCAGATGGTTATTTCAGGGAGTCCTGCGGTCAAGACTATTACCGCGGCGTCGACATTCGTCCCTTCCTTTTTGGGGGGGATGACGATAGATCCTACGTCGGGAGACGTAGGTACGAAGCGCTCTTGTACAAGACCTTCAACGGTTTAATCCGCCGTTGGAACCCGTACGAGATCCCTGGTACCTGTAGGTTTTTGCTTTCGGAGTTCGGAAAGATTAAGAAGGATGGGAAACCCCTCTTCGTTCCTTCCGATTACCCCGATACCTCTGGTATCCGAGATTGTGAGCACTCCGACGATCTTGAAGACTACGTTCGACACCCTACTAGGGACGTGCATGGACGACTCACCTTTCAATATCTGGCTTTCGAACCAGATCTTCGAAAGGATCCTGAGTTACGCCACGCTCCGTATCTATGGGCTAGACTTAGTCAGCTGTCGCAGTCGGATCGTCTTGCAGAGTTGGGCGATAGTCATATCACCCCGCCCGGCTTGACGAAGCTCGGTCTTACCTTGGACGAGACTACTCCTTTCTTTAAGGACGTTGAATCTAAGGGAAGGACTTTCCGGTCAGAATTAACCGGAAAGCGCATCCGTTACTTCGAAACCTTTCTTCCAGAGCAGAAGTCAGGTCGCTATCGTGAACGGACCGGGGTCACAGGTAACTGGACCCCGGTGATGAGAAGGAAGTAATTCCCTTCTCTTCACCTCCGGGTAACCGGAC